CTGCAACTACTTGGTTCAGGTTTCCAAATGACCCTCTAGAAGAGACCGGTGTTACTCTAGCTGGTGTTACCCTAGCCAAGTTATTAAATGATATAGTACTTGAACGAGAAACTGGGCGCAGTGGTTGGGAATCTGAGCGAATAATGTTAACACCTGAATTTTTTACAAATTCTTTTAAGCTACTACGGCTCATTTATATAAGCACGGAAATTATTCTAATCGGAGTTGTAGAGTTCTTCTGAGACCACATCCAGACCGAAGATGAAAGGCCTGTTAGAGTATAACTTGCCATTATACATGTCTTCATGGTCCCTGACCTCAATATCTCTAGAACTAAATGGACCTGCATAGAAGTCCGAGTTGAAACGCGGCTTGCCCAAATTGTTTGCTTGGCAGTGTTGGTTGAAAACCTTGACGAAGATTTCTTGGGGACACTTGAGTTCTTCGCCATATTTGACATTGGTTGATTCCAAAAAGTTTGTAAGTGTGCTTGCAACCATAGCAACTTGTTTCTGAATATTTTTGAAATACGATGGGACAATGTTCCAAATATCCTTGTTTTTGTATTTTTGAGACATTTCTAAGTAGGCCCTGATAGATTTTTGAAGAATGTTAGGGATTTCTTGGTCTAGTTTATCTTCAAGAGTAGGGTCTGCATCCTTGACTTGCTTTGCAAAGTTCCAAGGCAACAAACGACGCAACACAGAACCAGAGTTGTCCCTCCAGTTGGGAACTTCATTACCACCCAAGCAACCTGGGGTGTTCCATTGGGCTGAGATGGCATTTTGGTGCTTTACCGCAATAGATACATCTTCTCCAGATACAATTGATTGAAACTCTGCTTGTTCCAAGGATAAATCACCCTTTACCTCTGGGGCGATAAACATGAACGAGTTGTAAATGGAAGATAGACCGAATTTCTTTTCAATATTGTTTGAAAGTGTCTTGACATCATCATTTTCATAAAATTTCTTGAAAACCTTTGTAATGAGAGTAGATTTACCAGAGCGGGCAATACCCTTAAAAAACGGAATGATTTGCCAACCATCCATATCATTCACATCAAAGCAAAGGCGACCACCCATGACATACACCCAATCAATGACATCTTGGTCAAACTTTTGATAAGTCAAAATAGAATCCATATATGGCGTTGGAATCTCTCTCCAGTCCTTGACTTCATTGAAATCTTCAAAGTGTTTATCAAAGTATTTACAACTCACAATAGTTGGGTCCAAACACTTGAATTCGGAGCTTTCATAGGTGTAGAACTTTGAATCAAAAATTCCCATATCGGGAGCAAACCTTTTACCGATGAAAATACCATTTTTGAAAGACCAAACATGTCTGTTCTTAGATATTTCAGGGAATTGCATGTCATTACAGTTTGAGAGATGGTGAATCACATCTTTGAACCCAGAGCCACGACTTGTGAGATTCTTCCACAGGTCAAAGTTGATTTCTTTTTGTGCCACACTATACACATAATCTTGAATACTCATAATAGTGTTCCAGGCCCTAGTGTTGTGTCCTTCAGGTGTTTTGAGTTGTTGACAGCATTGACCCTTGTATCTGCGAATGGTTTGTTTGTAAGTTTTGTCTAAAACACTGATAATGGCTTGTTGATATGGACTGAGTTCCTCTACCTTACCCATTGTGGTGCATCTAAAAAGTGAATGATCGGTTTCTGGATTAGCAGGTTGATATGTAGGATTATTAATCCTTTCATAAATTCTGGTATTCCTAAAAACAATATGAAAAGCATCATCTACTTGTTCAATAATGGAGTTTATTCTTTCTGAAATCTTTCTTTCATCCTCCAACTCTTTGTCTGAAATATCTAGGGCTCTGGCTCTGTGAAACAATGCACTCAATAATTCCAACTCTCTCTTTTGTTTGAGTGTGATTGTTTCAATGTCTACTCTCATAGGCATTCCAGTAGAGGGATCCAAATCATCAGGGTTGAAAAACTTTCTGTATCCTAATTGAAACGAGATATGTGAATCGTTTGTGGCGTTGATACACCATTCACTTTCAAGATATCCGAGATATTTGATAAATTGTTCTTTGTCCAGGGAAGAGATATGGTTTCTCCATTGCTCCATATGAGTTTCCTCAACGTTCGCATTTTCCTGAATATAGTGGGTTCCCTCCATCTTTTATTTAATAAATACAGGGGCGAAATTCTTAACTGTCTTTTTTCGAGAGGGTGGAAAGCATTTTAAGTAGTATTTTATTTTGGGTAGCAAGTTGTTCACCAATGGTGACTAGAGCTGAACAAACAGTGTCACCATCCTCTGTAGCGAGGGTGGCTGTCAAAAGTTCAGCCAAATCAACTCCGTTGTCAAACATTTCACCGTCGTAAACATTTTCCCCTTCGCTGAAATCTTCTTCACCCAAGTCATCTTCGCCCGAGTAGTCTTCTTCATGTTGTTCAATTTCCTCATCCTCAAATTCATCATCTGTTTCTTCTATATCTTCAACTTCTTCTGGCTCGGGTAGTTTTTGTTCAGTGGACACAGGGGAGGACATTTTTATATAAGAGTAGAATTTAGAAAATAAAAAATTTCGCACTGCGGAATTATTTTAGGCCAAAAAAAAATCTTGGTATATACTATAAAAACTTACAATGGCTGGTGGTCTCATGCAACTCGTGGCCTATGGTGCCCAGGACGTTTACTTGACAGGTAACCCAAAAGTTACCTTCTTCCAGGCTGTCTACAAGCGACACACTAACTTCGCGATGGAAAACATCGAACAAACTGTCAACGGTACCGCTTCCAACAACGGTCGCGTGTCCGTCACTGTCGCCCGTAACGGTGACTTGATCGGTGACATGTACATCGAACTTCTTTTGAACAAAGATGTTGGCTGCACCGGCGGTACTGTGGAACTCTCCGGTGCCTGGGCGGCCGAGCGTGCGATTAAATCCGTTGAATTGTCAATTGGCGGTCAACGAATCGACAAACACTACCAACTCTGGTGGCGCTTGTACTCCGAGCTTTACTTGGATGAGTCCAAGAAGGCTGAATACGGTAAGATGACCTCCAAGGTTCTCACCGCGGCGGATGATGCGACCCAAACCGCTTACTTGCCACTCGTTTTCTTTTTCAACCGCAACCCAGGTCTTTTCCTCCCACTTATTGCGCTCCAATACCACGAAGTCCGTCTCGACTTCGATTTGTCAGCGGAATTCTCCCACTACACTGACGGTTCCACATTCAAGGTCTGGGGCAACTACGTGTATCTCGACACCGAGGAACGACGCCGATTTGCGCAAAAGGGTCACGAATACCTTATTGAACAAGTGCAACACACTGGCTCCGACACTGTCACCGCCGGTGCGTCCCGCCAAGTTCGTCTTTCCTACAACCACCCAGTCAAAGAATTGGTGTGGTGCTTCAACAGCGGTGGCGTTTCCAACGCTGCGACCTGGAACTTTACTTCCAACGCGATGACTGCCAACGCGGTTGTCCTCACCACCAACACCACCCAGTTCACTGGTCTCTCCCCAACCGCGGCGGGTACTGGTGCCCCAATGCTCCTTACCGGTACTGACGGTGGTGCCGCCGACTGGGTTGAAGATGGTGCCGTTGCGGATGCCACCCACTCCGTCGGTCCACTTGATTCCATGAAGCTTGTTCTCAACGGTCAAGACCGCATGAAGGAACAAAAGGGTAAGTACTTCAACCAAGTGCAACCATTCAACCACCACTCTGGCTGCCCATACCCAGGTGTGTACTCTTACTCATTCGCGCTTCGCCCAGAAGAACATCAACCAAGTGGTACATGTAACTTCTCCCGCATCGATAACGCGCAAGTCGCGGTCACCCTTAAAGCCGGTACCGAAGACAACCAAACCATGCACATGTTCGCGACCAACTTCAATGTTCTTCGAATCCAATCAGGTATGGGTGGGTTAGCCTTCTCAAACTGATGGGCTTATCATTGTCTAAATATGGTAAAACTATTAGAAAAAAATTTAATAAAAACACAAATATTAAGATACGAACAAATATCTTAATATATGTATAGCTTTTAGCAATTAAAAACTTAAAGAGGTGATATCATTATTATATAATGTCAAAGTTGTGTACTTTATGTAATATTAATAAACAATTAGATGATTTTGGAAAACATAAACAAACTAAAGATGGACATTTAAATCAGTGTAAGTCTTGTAAAAAAGAATACATGAAATCATACCAAACTAAAAATAAAGATAAAATATCTGAAAGAATGAAAGATTATTATGAAGACAACAAAGAAAAAGTAAAAAAAAGAGTTCGCACTCATTGGAATGATAATGCTGATGATATAAATACTAAAAGACGAGAAAGATATAAAAAAGATGAAGAATACAAAAAAAGAGTATTAGAAGTATGTTCTAAATCACATTCTAAATGTCGCCCAGAAAGAAGAAAAAAGGCTAGAGATGAAAAGAGTGCTTCATATTATTTAGAATTATGTAGGAAAAGAATGTGGCATGTATTTAATGGTCGTGAAACTAAGAGTGATAAGACTTTAAATTTGTTGGGATGCGATGGTGAATTTTTG